CTCACGCCAGGTGCCCATCACCTCCAGCGCAAATTTGAACGTCTCCTCCTTGACGATCGTCTCGATGTCGATCCCCTCGTAGGCGTCTACCTCGACATCAAAAGCATCGTCAGCCATCGTTTCTCCTCCAGGGTCAGGTCAGACGTCCGCGAGTTCGACGCGTCCGGGTAGCTGCTCGAGAAACGCCGTCTGTTTCTGGAGGCCGGTCAACGGGTGGGTCTGGGTCTCGACGGCAACGACCTGGTAGATGGTGCCGCTCCCGCTGGGGTACCGGACCCGGTCGGCGCGCAGCGAGCGCGTCGCGGAGATGTCGACGCCGGACTTGACGGTGATTTTTAGGTCGGCAGTATCCACGCGCCCCTCGAGGCGGCTCAACTCCTCTTCAGTTACCGGCGACGCATAGGCACCGATCGTCACGGTCTCGAACGTGGAAGTGTCCGGGTCGAATTGCTCGTTGGTGTCGGTAACCGCGTCAGTCAATCGGTTCAGATCAGCCTCATCCCCGCTGGCGTCGACGAGTGCATCCGGATCGGTCATGGTGTCTCGCCCCCGTGGTCAGTCGTCGGTGATCGGGAAGCTGTCATCGTCGGTCGTCGCCTCCTTGTCAACCTCGACCTCTAGGTCGCTCTCGTTGATGGCTTCGATGACTGCATCCAACCGATCTGCCATGCGCCGGAGAAACTTCTGCGTCTCCTCGTGGTCGCGTTGGAGGTCGTGGTGGACGTCGTCGATATGGTCGATCCTGCCCTCTCCGTTAAACCGGTCGTCGCCTTGGAGGTGGCGTCGGTGTCGCGTGTTCAGTTCTATTTTTTTGATATATTTCCGCCCGATCCACGCGATCAGCCCGACGAGGATGCTGGTGAGCAGCTGCACTATGAGCAGTAAATGTTCGAGCACCACGTCAGCTCACCCCCAGCGAGAGGCGGCGGAACGGTTGGAGTCTGTCCTTGTGGCGCTCGGAGCGCTCAACACTCGACTCGAAGTACGTCACCGAGTAGCCATCCATCGATACTGACTGTGCCCCAAGACCCCTGTCGTCACCTTTCGTCGTTCGAAGCTCGTCGATGACGAGATCTTCGGCCACTGCCTGGACTGCCGGGGGCGTGTTCTGGTACCCCCAATCGTAGTCCACCTCGACATTCCCCCACCCCTCTGGGAACGGAGAGTTTTTTCGCTGGATGACACCAACGTTGGTGTCCGGCTGTCCGTCCAAGGTGACGATGCGGTAGTCGGAGCTATCGAGGGAGTCGCCGTCGATCCGGATGTCAGAGATATTGTCGATCGGCCAGCCGTCGACGCGGATACGCCCGTGACCGTCCTTGTCCCGCTTCCCGTTGCCATCCAGAACGGCTGTCTCGCCGGTGTGGTGTTCGAAGCCCCGATTGCACCAGCGTTCGATCGCATTCGAGGCCCGCTCGTTGAGAGACTGTATCAAGTCGTCCAGGTCGGTCGAATCGCTGATGTTCGACAGGTCGCTGGCAGCGATCCCCGACCGCTCCTTGATCATCTCGACGTCCCCGTACGTCGGCATTATCGGAGTGACGGCCCTCGCGCGGATTAGTGTACCCACCGTTTACTTTTACTTTCGCTCCGCGCGATATGGTTACATTTCTGACGGCCTTGGCCAGAATAGAAGCGCGGCTCGCCGGTTTGAAACCGGCCGGGTGCTATGACACCCGACCGCGCTTCTCGGAGGTACGAGAAGCATGTGGACTTCGGCCCACGACCGAGCACTCCACCAGACACACAGCCGGTAAGTCAGCTACCGGACAGGAGACTTTCTTTCACGAACACGAAACAGGGATCCGGCCAATCACGCGAGCGGCAAAGTCACGTCTCTGTTTCTGTCCAGTTTCTTTTATAAAAATCGAGGAGTGCATTGGATACTGGACTGGAGACGCCAAGGTCATCGAAGATTGCCTCAAGCCGGTCAGTATCCGTCAGTGGCAGGTCCCCGGTAGCAACCTCTACCCCTTGGTCATTTTCACACGCCCATGTGTCATCCGACTTATCAATATTGAACGTGTACGGTCCACTCATTAGCCGTCCCTCCCCAAGACAGTAAGAGTAGCGGAAAAGTTGGTGCCGCCAGAAAAGAGCGAAAATTGATCAAGAGGGCTGGTCACATTGAGGTTTATCCCATATTCCGTGTTGTTTGATGAAAAGGCCTTGTGATTCCCCATACGGACGTTTTTATTCCATCGCCCGTCAATCTCTAAAACTATGTTTCCCTGAGATCGAACTGAATTTGATGTAGACAAGACTTCGAGTGGCCAATTTGTCTCTCCGCTGGTAAACCCCCCGTCTCCCCCGCGTCGGTTATAATTGCTCCCCGTATCCCCGTTGACTTGCATCGACAGTTGTTCGCCTGGATCGCCGGAAAAATCGAAGTCCATGATACTGATCAATACCACATCGAACGTATCTGCAAGTGTGAACGTATACGAAGAACTCCCTGACAGGGACGAGGGGCTATTGCCGTCTTCGGTCCAGATACCGCCGCCAGGGGAGGTCGTGACAGTAGTCCCGTCTGGATAGGTAACTGAGTTGCTGTATGTTACATCGTCTGTTGTGACCGACTGGTGGTCGGCTGTGGTCGTGCCATCACCGACAGTCTCGCCGTCAATCGGGACAATGTTACCGTTGCCGTCCTCTTGCCACTCGCTGGACCCACCACCAACCTGTGCATATGACGACCCATCGTGCTTATAGATGCCCTCAGAACTGGCACCGTCGCCCGTCGCGTACACGAGTCGGCCCTGAACTTGGCGTGCGTTACTCACGTCGTCGTACTCAGGCAGGCCGAGTTCCGTGGCGATGGTCGCAGTGTTTGTTGTGACCGATTCGAACTGTTGTTCTCCGCCGTTTTCGTGTACTGTCATCTTCTTTTTGTGTATGAAAACTGGTGTTAGTTAGTCGCTGTTGTGCTTGACTTCCCAGACGGCCTTCAGTTCTCCCGAGCCCGGCGCTGATCCAGAGGCGTTGCCGATGATCCGCAAGAACGCCCACGGGCGTTGCGTCCGGAACGTCTCGGTGCCGCCGCCAGAGGAGATCGTCACCTCAGAGACGTCAGTGTCGGGCTCGCTGAAATCCGCATCCTCGTGGGTCGTCCCCTCGAGGCGGAACGTGGCGTCCTGGTCCCAGTTGTTGACGATCTTCACCAGCGCATCGCCCATCGTCCGGAGGTCGATCGGATCCTCGGCGCCGCCCTCGGAGCCGTCGACGTCCGGTAGGTCGTGCTCGGTGGTCGTGTTGCCGACATCAGCGCTGTCGAGCGTGTAGACCAGGTCACCGTCGTTGTGCCCGCGGGGCATCTCACTCGGTCACCTCCAGGACCGGGCAGTCTAAGTCGTGTTCCGCAGCCGGCGCCCCAGCTGGGGCGCCACAGTGCGGACACCGACCGCCGTCACGCTCCTCGCGAGGCCGGCCGTCTCGAAACTCCAGTGTTCGTGCCATCAGTCGCCCTCCTTTTCCCGTTCGGCCCGGATCGCTGCCGCGAGGTCGTCCTTCGTCGACCCGGTCCACTCGACCTCGAGGCCGAGGTCTTCCTTGGCGAGCTGGTAGAGGTCTGCCCGATCCATCTCGGCAAGGCCGTCGTTGGGACCGTCACCAGCATCGTCTTCGTCGCCAGCCCCCTCGTCGCCAGTGACCTCGTCGACGTCTTCGGGTTCTGCTTCGGCGTCGGCCTCGTCTCCCTGCTCGCCGACGTCGTCGGCGTCGGTGTCGCTGTCGGTGTCTGACGTGTCGTAGTCGTAGTCTACGCTCGGTGGAAGTTCTTCAGGCGTGACCGGCTTGTGGCCGGCATCGATCAGGCGTTGGAGCATGCTTGCGTGGCGGTAGCTCTCCGGGACGACGAACGTGCCGTCGTCCTCGATATCCGCGTGGACCCGAAGGTCCAGCGATACACGCCCCGTCGTCCAGCCGTCGCGATGCTCGAAGCGCACGGGGGATCAGCTCCCGAACAGCGCAGTGTCGACGCGAACCGTCGCCGACTCGCCAGCTCCTGGTGCAGCGTCGAGTTCGACCCGGACGTCGACGCTGTCGGACTGGCGAGTGGTCACCTCCACGCGATCGACTTGCGTGGTCGACGCTCCACCAGAGGAGCTCTCGAGTTCGACGCCAGTCACGACGCGAGGGGCACTGCCGAACCCCTCGGGGCTGAACGAGACGGTGCCGGTGGTGTCCCCGTCCGTGATCTCGACACTGCCGTCGAGACTTTCGATCGCGCCGTCGGCCAGGCCGGGATAGGGTGCGTCGTCCTTTTTGTGCAGCGTCATCCCGACCGCGGGGATGGCGGCTGCGGCGAGTACCGCCAGCAGGCCCAGCGTGGTCAGCAGCATGGAGATGGTGATCACGTCTGATCACCTCAGCTGACCGGGTAGGCCTGCAGGTGCTTCCCGAAGTTCCCTTCGGCGCGAGCGATCGGGGCGCCGTACTCGAACATCGCGACCTCGTCAGAGAGACCGCGCCGACCGAGCGGAACCGTCGACAGCGGGGCCAGGCTTCGGAACCTCGAGGACCGCGTGGAGACGATGAAGACGTCGCCCTCGTCGCCGGGGGTGTACGAGCCACCACCGTAGGAGTGACCGGTGACGTTGTGGGTGGGGATCACCGGCCGGCTCTTGATCTGCAGGTCCATGTCGCCGTAGTTGACGGCCTCGGCGTTCAGATCGATCCGGCCGTGGACGTTCAGCTCGTTTTCGATCTCGTCGTAGATGGTGTGGCTGGTCCAGATCTCGAGATTGTTGGGGTTGACCGCCGGCGTGTTCTGGATCAGGCCGACCATCTCCGCCTTGATATCTTTCACCAGAGCGTCGCTCGATGAAAGCGACACCGAGGACTTGTCGGTCTGGTTACTGGCATTGCTGAAGATCGTCGCGTACCCGTCGTAGGCCTCGGAGTCGCCGGGGGAGCCGTCCGAGAGGCCCTGGCTGGGATCGCCGTAGAGGACAGCCTGCTCCTTACTGTTTGCGTGCTCGGCCAGCCGCTCCCCCAGGGTGGTGTCCCGGAGGTTCATGTAGTGGTTGGTCGCGCGTTCGCTGAAGTCGGAGATCTTGACGGTGTCGACCCAGATCTCCATGTCCGTCTCGTTCTTGTTCAGCGAGATATCCGACTCCGTGTTGTCGTAGAGGTTTAGACTGTCCGACTCGGAGATGAAACCGATCGCATCGTCCCGCGAATCGATGGTGTTGAAGACAGCCTTGTACCCCTCCTGGCCTTCCTGCATCAGCCGGTTGGCGACGATCGGCGCCTCCTGGGCGAGCAGGCTGATGATCTCGGGATCGAACACCAGCGGCGTGGAGTTCTCGGCAACGTTGGCGTCGATCGCCTTCTCCTCCTTCATCTCCTCGATGGTGTTCTTGGTGATGCCCTGAGCCTCCACCTTCGCGCCGTCGGCGCACAGCTGGAACTGGTTCTTGAGCCAGTGCTTGTGGAACTTCTCCTGTAGGTCGTCGTCTTTTGAAATCGCTTCGTGGACGCGCTGGAGGGGGATCGTGAGCTTGTTCCCCTCGGGGTCCGTGACCGTCGGGACTCCCTGCGCTTCCCAGAAGCGACCGAACGCTTCGCGCTTGTCGGTGACGTCGAGGACGTCGCGTGCTGCCGATGCCATGTTTACTCCTTGAGTGCCTCCTGTAGTCGGGTGAGATCCGGGTCCGGGTCGTCATCGACCCGGCTGTTGGTGGTCGTCGGACTGTTCGTCTCGCCGCCAGCGCTGCCGCCCTGGTTGTCGTCTTGAACCTCCGCCGGGGTGATCTTCCGACCACCCTTGGGCTCGACGACGTCAGCTTCCTCAAGGCGCTGCCGGAGCTCCGCGTTCTGCTCGCGAAGCTCTTCGAGCTCACTTCGGAGCTCGTCGATCGCCTCGACCTGCGCGCCGGCGCTGTCTTCTTCCTCGTCTTCTTCTCCCTCTCCCTCTTCCTCTTCGTCCTCGTCGTCTTCGTCGTCGCCCTCGCGCTCCAAGAGCCGGTCGACTGCCTCGCGCAACTCTTCGACTTGCTCCTTGAGTGGGGCGAGTTCGTCGCGGACGATCTCGCGGTGGACGTCGACGTCCAGCGTCTGCTGGTCGTCATCGCCACCGTCCTCGCCCGCTTCTTCCGTTCCGTCTTGCGTGTTGCTTTTGCTCATGTCTTGTTCCTGAATTGTTGGACCCTCAGCGTCGAGCGCCTCCTCGAGGGGCGTCCCCGCCTTGACCTCCGTCGCGACCTCGCGGGCCAGCGACTCGATGGTCTCGGGATCATCAACGCCCTTCGCGACAGCCAGACCCTTTGCTGCGGCCCGGGCCGTCGCGACGGTCGCGTCGTCGTTGCTGGGGATGCCGACGGTCGAGATCTCGAACAGGTCATGCTCGTGAAACGTGCGGCCGACCTGCTCGCCCTCGTCGTTGGTCCGCGGCTCGCTTGTGAGGGGCATGAAGCCGACCGAGAACGACACCGGGACCACCCCGTTTTCGATCTGGCGCTTGAGGGTCTGGGCCCGGTCGTCCTCCGGCGAGAGCGCCGCGACGCCGTAGGCGGTGTCGTCTTCGATCTCGCCATCCTTCCAGCCGCCCATCTGGTCTTCGAAGCGATAGGTGGGGAAGCCCTGCTCGTCGAGACCGTGGTTCGGAAACAGCGGCACTTCACCGCTCTGGAGCTGCTCGACCATGTCCTCGAGCCCCTCGCGCGAGAACTGGTCACCGTCGCGATCCGTCCCCGTCGACGAGACCGGGACGCGGATCATGTCGACCTCGACATCGTCGCCGTCGTCGCGCTCAACCGTCTCCGACCAGAGCTTTATCTCGCTGGTGTCCAGCGAAAAGCCCTTCCGGATCCGACCGTCAGGACCGCGCTCGATGGTTCGGGTCCGGGGTGATTCGTCGTCCATGTGTTGTTTCGGTGACCGTCACCTCGCTATCGGGTTGGCGATGGCGAGCCCTTAGTGTAGTTCCCGTTTACCCGGGGTCTGACCTGTCAGTCGCCGATCGGCGTTTGCCGCCCCTGGGAGTGATCACGGGAGACGTCGACGCGATCCATCCAGTCGTAGAGCGTTGGCTTCGAGACGCCCAGGCGCTCGACCGCCGCGTTGACGCTACCGGCGTCCTGGATGACTCGCTCGAGCATGTCTGCGAGCGTTTCTCCACGGCGTTGGTGCTCGTCGGCGATTTCGGCCATCCGGTCAGTCCGTCGGTAGACCAGGACGTCGTCGTACGCCTGGTTGATCGCCGACGCGTCATCTGGCATGTCCTCGTCGAGGACCGGCCGCTGGTCGCACCGGCAATTGTAGGGCTGGTCCCCTCCGACCACCATCGTCGATCGTGGGTAGTCGCTCGGTTGGCGATCGCTCCCGACGTCCGGGACGGTGAACGGTTCCTCTTTGGGGACGACAGCGCCATCCATCGCGGCGTGCCAGTCTCGCTCCCGACCGTCGTTGGTGGTGTGCCAGGACTTTCCCGTGATGACGTCGTTCGACTCGGCCATCGCTTGGGAGCCGCGCCGTGCCGAGTCCAGCGTTTCCGTCCGTGAAACCAGACGGCTGTGTGAATCGGATAGCTCGTCGACCGTTTCGCGAAGCGCCTGTGTCGCCTCGTTGACGCCGCCACCATCCTCTACGACGTCCAAGAGGCTGCGCTGCACGCGCGCCTTGACCGACTCTTCGACGGTTGTCATCCGCTGGGCAGCCTGGCGCTCGAGGGCGTCCCGGGCCATCGTGTCTTCGACGTCGAAGGACAGCTCGGCAGCGAGATCGTCGTCTCGGTCCTCGAGTTCTTCTTCGAGCTGGTCGGCGTGCCACTCGGCGCCCACGCCGAGGGCTTCGACGTCGGCGTCGACGACGACGTCCTGGAGGAGCCCGGCGACCGAGATCGACTCTACGATGCTGTCGATATCTGGGAGTGGTTGTTTCTGCTCGCCGCCCGCGTGGAGACGTTCCTCAGGCCACTCGTCCTCGAGGACGTCCTCCAGGTCGTCACCGACGCCGGCGAAGATCGGCGCCAGGTCGTCGCGGAGTTCGTCGGCGTGGCCCTTCAGTGGCGGAAAGTCGCCCTGCCAGCGCTCGTTTCGCAGCGCGTCACGCGTCCAGTGGGCGAGCGGGTCCTCCCGACCGCGGGTGACGTCGACCGTGCCGTCCTCGCGGGTGCCGGTGGGGCTGCCGTCGGGACTGCCATCGAAGCTGAGCAGGTCACCGCTGGGACGCTCATCGGGGAGGTCATCCTCGGGGACGTCTCCCCAGTTTTCCAGCGCCCACCGCGGATGGCGGCGGGCGATGGCAGCCCGGAGTTCGTCAGGGATGTCCCCCCACGGGACTTCGGACACGCCGCGCTCTTGGCGGACCTCGTTGATCGTCCGCAGGCCCCGGTCCAGGTCCTGATGCTGTTTCTCGCGCTCGAGTTGCTCCACCTCGGGGTTGTCGAACTGCCACTCGAAGCGCAGCTCCCCATCGACGCGGTCGTAGGGCTCCATGTACGGGAGGATACCCGTGTTGATGCCGTTCTGGACGACCTCGAGGAGTGGTTTGGTGGTCTTCCGCCAGACGGCCATGCCCTGCTCGGCGCTCGCTGCGCGGTTGACGTCCTCGATGTGGCCGATCTCGTTGGCCGAGACACCGAAGACGTACCAGACCAGCTTGTTGTACCACTTCTGTGACTCGATGAACTCGAGCTCTTCTGGCGTCGCACGGAAGGGCATCCACTCGATGTCCGACCCGTTGCCGCCGAGGATCCCGACCTTGTGGCGCTCGCCTTTGATCTCTTCGTTCCACCACTCGCGGACGTCCTGCACTTGCTCCTGACTGGCCTCGACGATGTTGACGATACCCTCCGGGACCTCGTTCGCCGGGAAGTACTTCCGGTTGCTGACGTCTTGGTTCAGGATGATCTCGACGAGGCGCCGGACCTTCTGGACGCGCCCGAACCCGTAGGGGTGCCACTCTTTGCCGTCTTCCCCGAGCCAGACCAGTTCGTCGCGACTGAACGGAATCGGCTTGCGTGCGAACCGGCCGTAGCCCATCGTCCCTACGTGTTCCGCGAGGTCGCGGACCGGGTCGTCCCAGTCGAAGCGCTGGATCGCGCCCTGGATCGCGAACTGCCAAAACGCCGGCTCCGGTGGCTGTGGGAGGCGGCCCTTCCTGTCGGGGGCCTTGACCATCGTCGCGCCGTCCCGGACGTAGAGCTCGCCAAGATACCCATCGGAGCGCGGCACCAATTCGATCGTCCCGGTGTTGATGGAGAGGATCCCGTTGATGACCTGCTTCGTAAGTTTGTCGAACGACTGGTTGTTCGTGTTGTACCGACCCTCGAAGAACCGCATCGAGTCGGCAGCAGCCTCCTGGTGGGCGGCCGTGGGATCGTCGGTGTCCGGGACGATCTCGTAGCTTGTCGTCGCCACCTGGTGCTGGACAGTGTCGATGGGGAGGCTGACAGTGTGGGTCTGCTCGAGCGACCGGATCGTCATCAAGTCCGCCGCGCGGGGAATCCCCTTCAGTTCGCCGTGGATGCGCGTCGAGCGCTCGCCACGGGGTGCGGTGCTGCTGGGGTTGAACCCCTCGATCGTATCTCGTCGTTGGGCTGGGATCACAGGCATGGTCAGTTATCCTCTTGGTCAGCTTCAGAGTCCTCGCGCCGGTTCCGGAGCCAGGGCTGGATCAGGTCCTCCACCATCTCCGGCGGGATCGGCTGGACCTCGTCGACGTCGCGGACGATGAAGTGCATCGCCCGCGGCGGGTGGCCGTGCTGCTCGCGGAACGCGCTCTCGAGACGCCGAGTCAGTTCGTCGACGTCGGTGCCGTCGGCGCTCTCGTTGAGCATCCAGACGTAGGCGGCGTCGGGGTCATCCTCGAGACGGCCGATCCGGCGCAGCGGGTCGACACACCACGCTTCCGGTGGGAGGTCGAGCGCCATCGCGAGTTCGTCCAGCGCCTCGAGCTGGTCGCGACGGTCGAGGTCCTGGATGGCCTGGGCATCCGCGAGGACGGCGTCCGGGAGGACGTCGGCGACCTCCTCGTCAGTGCCCCCGTCAGTCCAGACGCCTGCCCACCGGTCGACGTCAGCGGCGGCATCGCAGAGGGCGGCGTCGCGATCAAGGTACACCTCGACACCGAGTCGATCAGCGACGGCCTGGACTGCCTCCCCCGGCGACTCGTAGCGATCAGCCAGTCGCTCCAGCGCCCACCAGAGAATGCGATCCCACATCTGTATCACCCCGCTGAAACTGTCGCCATGCCGAGCGTTCCCGGGCTATCCTCCCCGTGCTCGACGCACATGACCCCGTACCGGAGTGCGTCTGCAGCGTGGTCCGTCGCGTTCGTCCCACCGACGTCGTCCTCTTTGTAGCTCATGAGTTCGTGGATCAGGTTGCTGCAGCGCTCGTGGATGTAGAGTCGCGGACGGAGCCGCTCGCCGGTCTCATCGTCGACAGGTTGTATCCAGTTGTTCCGGACACGGCCGAGGCCCTCCTCGAGTTCTTTGTGTGCCTTGACCGCGTCCCACGCGGCCGAAAGCAACTCGTTGAACTCGAGGATGTCTTCCGGCTCGTGTTCGCAGGCGATCACGCCCGGCGGTCGGTCACCGGTCCGGACCCACTTGATGGCCTGCTCGACGGACGTCCGCGTTTCGTAGAACTCGTCCAGAACCACCAGTTGGTGGTCGCCGATCGTCCGGCCGATCTCGAGCATGCAGCGCGGGTCGATGAACCCGGCGTCGTATCCGTACACGCGGTAACTGTCGTCGAGTGGCGGAAGACGTCCGCCGAGGTCCTGGTCGTCCACGATGTGGGTGTCGCGGTTGACGTCGTACACCAGGCCCTCCGATGCGGCGAACCCACCGTACAGCGCCTGCTCTGCGCGGTCAGTGCCTTCGTACTGTCTCCGAAAGCGACGCTTGACCTCATCATCCAGAAACGGGTTGTTCAGCACCGACGCCCGGAGGATATTGATGGCCTGGCCCAGCGAGTCGCCGTCCGGTGTCTCCTGCTGCTCGAGGATGGTGTGGGCGTGGTTGAAGCCGTTCCCGGTCAGCGTCCAGAACTGCCGGCGGGGGCCGCGATCCGCTGAGAGACGCGTGCCGAACATCTCCAGCATGTTGTATAACTTCTGCGAGGGTTCGTAGTGGCTGGGCTCGTCGAGCCAGATGCCAGCGAACTCGTCGCCGGCGTGGCGGTTCCACTTGTCGGCGCTGCCCTCGACGATCACCGACCCGTTCTCCAGGGTGAGCACGCGCTTTTGGCGGTCGTAGTTCGAGACGATCGGCGACGTCTCCGGACCGTTGTAGTCGCTCTCGAGGCGGGCAGTGTCCGGTCCTGGAAGCTGCTCGTGGAGGACGCGGTGGGTGGTTTCGCCAGCCTTCTGGTAGTCGATCCCGACCGCGAGCCATCGAGTGTTGGGCAAGCGGTTCGCGCCCTCGATCACCCACCGGGCCCCCGTGACGGTCTTGCCCGAGCGGTAGCCGGCGAGCATCGCGACGATGTCGTAGTCCGGGTCAGGCTCTGGGGTCAGGTCGTAGCGCTCCTCGAGGAGACGGCCCAACTGGGCGCGGATCTCGTCGTCGCCAGCGAGGTAGTACAGCGCTCGGAACTGAGCCTGCCAGAACTCGTAGGTGAGTGCCGGGTCTCGGGTCGGGTCGTACCGGATGCCCTTGTCGGTGTAGGCGTCGGGGTGGTTCGAGACCGTTGCACTCACGGCGAAACCCCCCACGCCATGTCGAGCGACTTCGTCGAGTGGCGCTTCTCACAGTCCGCACAGCGGACCACGGTCTCCGACTCGCGCTCCCAGTCGGTCTGTTCCTGGCAGCGCGTGCACTCGAGGACAACGTCGTCGTTCATCGGCGCCGATCCCCCCGCGAGACGGTAGGCCGGTCTGGTCGGCGGTCGGCCCGTGGACGTCGACGACTGCCACCACCCCCGCGACTGATGTGCGGGTTCTGATGGCGCCGGGCGTGACAGCTCGAGCACCGAGTGGTAAGGTTCGCGACCGAGTCGCGACCGCCCGAGGCCCGAGGGACGACGTGATCAGCGTGGAGTTCGGCGTCGCCCTCGGGACCGCCGGTCGCCCCGCAACCCTGGCAGGTCCAGCCGTCGCGACGGAACACCCGGCGCCGGAGGTCGTCGTCAACCACCGTCCTCACCTCCTCGGAACCACCGGAAGGCTTGCCCGAAGTCGTGCAGTAGCGCGGCGCCAACCGCCAGTGGCACCAGGAAGTAGTGCGGCTCCTGCTGGACGTCTCTCGCTGGGCCGGTACCCATGAACGGAACGAGAGCGGCGATCCCCAGGACCAGCGCGGCCTGCCGTCGCGACCGGGTCACCCAAAGAACCGTCACCACGACCAGGACGGCCAGCGCCACTATGCTCGAGTGCATCTCGGCGATCGAGCCCCAGATGAGGTCCAGGGCCTCACTCGCTGCCGGCACTACTCCTCACCTCCCTCGCGTTCGCGCTCCCCGGGCGGGTTGTAGTTCGACGCGACGCGGCCGAGCACGCCGAGCGCAGCGCCGATCCGGCGCCGGCTGTAGACGTCGATCAGCGCCAGCACGAACAGCGCGGTAAACAGCAGCCCGACGTCGATCGACCCGGTCAGAGCGAGGTCGACAACGAGGTTCGTCTCGATGACGCCCGTGGCGATCCCGGCCGCGACCGCCGGCGGAGCCAGGATCACCAGCAGCAGCGTCAGCAGGCTGACTAGGTCGTCGAGCCACCACCAGTCACGCTCTTTGCCCGCGGCGTCGCCGTTCTCGGGGGCGGGTTTTTCGGGGTTTGATGTATCAGAACTCATTGGTGTTGTCGGTGCTGACAGCGTTTCAGTTCGGTCCACCTACCGCGCTCGCGAACCTCGACGACGAGGTGGCCGTCGACGACCCGGGAGCGCGTGGGCTTGCCGAGGATCTCGAGTGGGTCCAGCCGGCTACTCGCCGCCAT